ACGAATTGCTGCTACAGTCTCTTCAGTTTTATCATCTGGAGTTAACGTCACTAACTCATCGTGTACGGTGAGAATAAGTTTTGCTCCCTCTGGAATCCTACCATACGCACGAATCATAGCCAACTTAATAATGTCAGCCGCTGACCCCTGAATACGGGTGTTAAATGCCTGCCGTTCAGCACTAGCCCTTAAACCCTGGTCCTTAGAGAGCATATCTGGTAGAAACCTTTTACGCCCTAGAACCGTACTAACAAAGGGTGTGCGCTGCTTGCGAGCAACCTCTAACAACTTCAGTCTATAGGATGCCACTGACGAAAATTCTGATGAGAACTTACTCAATAGAGCACGAGCCTCAGTTACAGAGCACCCAATCTGACTAGCAATCTTGCTAGGACCTACACCGTAAGCCATAGATAGCACAAGAACCTTGCCAGCTTTTCGGTCTACCCCCATAGTATCACCAACCGTAGTATAGATATCCCTACCGTTAAGGTAGTTGTCCATCATAATAGGGTCTTTAGACATAGCGGCAATAACTCGTGGCTCAATCTGGGAGTAGTCAGCCACTACAAGTTTGTATCCTTCTGGCGCAAAGAAAAGATTGCGAATCGCTTTGCCGTGCGCTGTGTGTGGGGCTGGTACATTTTGAAGGTTAGGGTTGCGACTACTGAAGCGACCAGTCTCCGCCCCATGCTGAACAAAATCGCAGTGAATCCTGCCGTTAATAAGAAGGCTCTCTTTTTGCTCACGTTTTTCCTTTCCGTTTAGTGTACGAACAACCTCACCACCTAGGTAAGGAACTACATACGTTGTGCTTAACTTGTTTAAATCCGCATACTTTAATAACGCGGAAACCAATGGGTCTTGACCTCGGTAATACTCTAACGCCTCAGCCGATACAGAGTAATCAGCAAGGGTTAATTCCTGACCCATAGCATCTTTCTTCTGACCTGCTGTAGTGAGCACCTTAGGTTTTAGTCCACGTCCTCCCTCAGACTTAGGGGAGTAAAGTAAGAACTGTTTCTCTGAGTTAGAGTTAATATTAAATACACGCTCAGCAATACTAAAAATCTCAGCACGGGAAGCTTCAATATCTATACGAAGTTGAGCATCTAGTTCAGTCAAAGCCTCAACATCTATAGGTGCACCTGTTAACTTCATGTCACACAGTACCCTTAGTACATCCATCTCTAAATCAAATACCGTAGAAAACCCACCATCTATCAGCCTTTGTTTTAAAGACTTCCATAATAAAAGTGTGTACTTAGCATCAAGGTATGCGTACTTAGCCACTTCATCAAATGAGTAAACCTCTACTTCTTTACCAACACCCTTAACCATCTCGTAGCCGAACTCACGCTTAAGGCAAGCATCAAGACCACACTTGTTCTTATTACGGTTGTCTGATACGAACGAAGCAATCATGGTATCAAAGTAAGGACCTACGGGAACCTCACCACCGTAGTACTTGGCTACAGATGTAAGGTCAAAAATTAAGTTATGACCTACGGTAAGGATATCTTGACTAAACATCAACGGCTTTACTGCTTTAAAAACTTCTGCTGGGTTTAGTTGCTTAGGTGGGTCGCCAAATATCTTGCTGGCTTTCTTCTTATCCCTAGAGTAATCACTAGGGCGAGCAGTAAGACCAGCCTCAACACGAGCCTGACCCTGACCAGTCAAAGGAAAAATCTCGTCAATAAACTCACCATTAGGGTGACCCATAGGAATAACATCGCAACGACCATGAGTAGCAAATGTAATCCACAGTACTTCATTGACTGGTGTGGAGCCACGATTGTCTCCAACAGTTTCAACGTCAAACGCAAAAGCATCTTGAGTTAAATAGAACTTGACCATCTCATCTAATTGGTCATGTGTAGTAATAATATTCATGTAATGCCCCTTAAAGCCCACCTAGCAGGAAGGGGAAGCCTGCTAGGTGGGCAGCCTATGTGCGAACTAAAGAAGGTCTTCAGCAATCTCTACAAGGTCAGCGTATGAGTGCTCACGAATAACTGAGCGTTCATATGCCTCAACAGTAGCGAGGAAATCATTAACTTCTTCAACGTTCATGTCGTACTCTTCAGCAAGGTCACGTTCCTTAACAGGAGTAAGGTTGTAAACTGTAGTCTGCATCTTGCCACTACGGCTCAATGACCAAAAGTGCTTGTTGAGTGGACCGAACTTATCTGCATTCGCTGTTGCAAGGGTGCGGTATAAACGAGGGGTTGCAGTAAGAATCTGCTTTTGGAATCCGCCTTCTGCACTGAAGTTAACAATTGTAAATGAACGCTTGTCTTCAGCCTTGTGGTTAAGCAGGGTACATAGTGGGCAATTCTTACCATTCATTGGGTCAAGGCATACGTATGAACGCTTACCTGAAGTCTTCTGACTTAAGAAGTGCATCTTGTATGTTGCGAAAGGACCGTCACCAATAAATTTGATGAGTTGTGGAGTCTCGCTCTGACGGAATTCCGTTGGGAAATCGCGTGATGGTGGGGTAAGGCTCTCAGCAGAGTCCCAACCTGAACCAATTGCTGTGCTTGTCGCTTGTGCTGGACGAGCATCAATATCAAAGTCTTCACCAAAGCTTACTGCTTCGGAGTACTTGTCTTCTTCTAACTTACGGTTGACTGTCATGTCGTTTCCTTAATGTGATTATGGTTATTATTTTTTATCATTCATTTTCAGTTATACGCAGATTGCTCCACGCCTCAGCAAGTGCTTGTGACACTTTCCGATTCTTAGACCAGTCTATCCTAACAATGTCTATAAGTCCATTCCTAGTAAATAGGTCCACAGCCGAGTCTATCATAGCCCTAGTGTAGAGCCAGCGACCCTGCCGTGTGTCACCATTTTTATCAATGGTGCTAGGCATCTTATATGTAGATGTTGGGATATACCCATTATCAATCCAATATCTAATTGTAATGATAGGTCTACCCAATGCTTCAGCCAATGCCCCAATAGTAAAGAATTCTACTTCCTTGCCATTGAGGGGCTTAACATAGGGGCGAGAGTCCCAAGCTTTAGCCTCTGGCTTTGGCTTAGGCTTCTCTTCTAGTACTCTGCGTTTACGTTTACTACCTGGATAGTATTCATCAACCTCAGAGAACAAGTCTTCAATAAAGTCGTTAGACATTATTTAATCACTAACGCCCATACTACTTTAGATGGAAACATGGTATCAATATCTTCTTCAGTAAGTTGTTCCTGCCAGTATGCATTCATAATTTCATCCTCATTTAACTGAGGTACCATGGTGATGCACTGGTCGTATAAACCTTTTTCTGTAAGAAGTTGTTCTGCAATATCCATATTAAGATTTTTAGAAATCTTTTTTTGTTGCATTACATTATTGATACCAGTAACGTCGTCGTTAAGTTCAACAACAATATGACCTCGGTCATTTTCAATACCATGTTCTTTAATGCCTTCACGAATGTTATTTTTTATCTCATTTTGAATAGCAGAAAGTTCATTGGCACGTTCTGTAAGCATAGCATTTTGGCGAACGTATTCTGTAAGTTCTTCAATAGTCATTGATGCCCCTTTCGTATAGAAGTTTACTCTACCACAGACTCGGCGTCAAATTGTTCCGCCAGTACTCGGTTACGAGAGTCCTTCAAATACTTTAATAAACCATCGATAATGACACTAGTCACAGTAATGCCGTCAATCTTTGTCTGCTCTTGTACGGCAGTCCAAAGTTCGTCGTCTACACGGACAGTGCGAGTTGGTGTTTTAGGTGCATTAGGCATAGGTGTAATTATACCTTAGTACGTTGAACTATTCTGGTTAATAAAGTCTTGAAGTTCTTGGATATGGGATGGGCAAACATCTTTAACAGAAACACCAATAACTTCACCAATTGTCTGAGCATTATCAGATGTCATAGTACCTGAATTAATCAAGTAAGTAATCAAAGAAGACACTGAATTTCCCTTATCTAAAGCACTGCAGGTTGCCGTTGCCATAGACCATAGGTCTGCATCAGAAGTATTGGAAATAATAGGGTCGCCCAATGAGTTAATGTCTGACAGGAACTGGTCATGTGGGGTCACTACTGGTGCTACATATGTATCAACAGGTGCTGGAGCAACTGAATCAGTTGCAGAGGTATTACTAGAGCCACATCCTGCAAGACCTGCAAGTAAGGCTACTGACACAGCGGATGCTGCAATTAATTTTTTCACGGTTTCCTCTTTCCTAGGGACTGTGTACACAGCCTACCATACAAATTAACAACAGTACCCCCTGCTGGATTCGAACCAGCGACACGCAGGGTAGAAACCTGCTGCTCTATCCCCTGAGCTAAGGGGGCTTGGCTCCCGCTAGTGGATTCGAACCAATAACCTGCCGATTAACAGTC